CTACGCTTTGCGCAAGACCTGACTTGGAGAAATGTATCAGGGTACTCCCCCCTCGCATGGGTTGAGTGAAGCTCCTCAACATACTGAGGAACGGTTGGGCCTTCCGTTTGAAAAAAGGAAATTGAAGTAGGCTTCGAGCCTGTGAAAGGACCACACTTGGAACAGTTAGCTGAAATCCAAACTGGAGGTGAGGATTACTTTAGTTGGCGGTCGACTGAGTATCGTTTCGTGAACGAGGAAACCAGAAAAAGGTTCTGGTCCGGCACAAACCGCACATCTGGAGAGATAATTCTCTGGGACCTAGTCAACGCTCTTAAAGGGCTAGGTTTCGACCTTGCGGGGAAATTGGAACCGCGTAGTGTCTATACGCCAGACATGTTGCGAGCCCCGTTAAAAAGGTATGAATTTGGTGGACACATGGGCACCTTTGATAAAGAGGTGTTCAAAAAAGCGTATGACCGAGTTCGGAGGATGTTCTTGGTCAAAGGCGAGAAATTACACGCTATCCCTCTCGAACAATGCGAGTACTGGGGTGATAAAAGTTCGGGAGCCCCCTGGTTTTTACCGAAGCGTGAAGTGTACACCGAGGCGATCCATCAAGCGTACGCGCTGAGGAGGGGAATGGCGCCTCCACCAGTATGTGTTTTCCACCGCGGGAAGAATTCAGAAGAAGTAAGGCCAGTTTTTGGCTACCCCTTTGCTGTTACCCTAATGGAAACGCGGTTTTTCCAGCCTTATCAAGCTGCTATTCTGAATTCACCATCATCTCCCTATACCGGAGGGAAGTATGATTCTCAAATTGCCGGACTAATCAATGAAGGTCGCGCTAAGGGACGATGGCAAGTAGAGCTGGACTTTAGCGGGCTTGATGGAAGCGCCTCCGCTTTCTTAATCTCTAAGGCGTTCGAGATTATCAAGCAAAACTTTCGTATGGATGAGTATGACCTTCATGATTGGGACCTAATCGTCCGATTTCACCTCTTCTGTCCTGTTCTCTGCCCGGACGGAAAAGTATATTACGGCAAAGACCATGGTGTTAGTAGCGGGAGTATGTTTACGCAGATTCTCGATACTATCATTTGTATGCTTGCCATATTCTATTGTCACTATTCCAAAGTGATGAATGAAAATGGGGTATACCAGCCTGTACTTAATGTGATTCGAGCCTTGGGTTGCGGTGACGATTCACATTTGAGTGTGATAGGACCTCCTCCGATCCTTGAGGATGTGGAAGCCAAATGCGCAGAACTTGGCCTCAAGATTAACCTCAAAAAGTCTAAGGTGAAGACTGTCAAGGATAAACCATATTACCTTGGACACTACTGGCACCGGTTTGCCCCTGTTCGTGATCTTGAGGAAACCCTTATCCGCCTCGTTTGTCCGGAAAGACCACGCCCGGAGTACTGGATTAGGACATCGAATCCAGAGGCCTACACGAACGCGTTAGTGGAACGGATATGCAGATACCAAGAGGATAATGTCGACTTCTGGGAAACTGGATTGCGTTTGATACAATGTATCAAGTACCCGACTCTCGATAGGCGTCCCTATCTGTTCGCGAGTTCAGATAACTTGTTCTTTGTTCCAGTAGCTGAACAAGTGGAGCGTGAAAGGTGGCGACAAATACCTAAACGTGCCGATGACGAGAAGTCTCGAG